TGATCCGCGGTGACTACGGAAACGGGGCTGAGCGCCGTAACCGGCTCGGCCACCTCTACGACGCCGTTCAGGCCATCGTCAACCGCAAGCTCTCCTGACCACCAGTCCCTTTCTGGCACTGCGCCCCTGCCCACCTACACCGGTGGGTGGGGGCGCTTTTGCCGTATCCGGGGGTTATCACCACCAACCTGACGCCGCCTAGAGCCTGGCAGCACCCGCTGCCCGTGAAGGCAACGCGTCCGTGTCCGGTTTACGTGCCGGCCAAGGACGCATGGGTGAAAGGACGGTGAAAAGGCCATGGAGCCACACGTGAAGCGAAAGATCATCACGCTTCGGGAAGGTGGAGCCAGCTTCGGGCAGATCGCAGCAATAACCGGGGTGGGGCGAGAAACGATCAAGTCATGGTGCAGGCGCAACAACATCACCCCACACCCACCAGTGGGGCGTGCGAGCACTGCGGGAAAGCCATTGACCAGCCACGGCGTGGGCAGAGGTTTTGCAGCCGTACCTGCCGCATGTCCTGGTGGCACACCCACCCGATGATGCTGGAGCGGCGCGCCATCACCACCCACACCTGCGCCGGCTGCGGGGCCACCTTCGAGGCGTATGGCAACAAGCACCGCAAGTACTGCACGCACGCCTGCTACATCCGCACCCGTTTCGGAACCCGGGGCGGACGCCCATGACCAGCCACGCCACCAGCGCGTGCTGGCAGGCAGAAACCCAGACGGCAGCAGACCTGGACTTCCTAGATGCCCTTGCCTCCCGAGGGCTGCTCACCGCCAGTCAGGTACGCGCCATTCACCGCCAGCTCGCCGCCTCCTGGGAGAAGACCAGGGTGTGGTTTACCCGCGCCAGGACTTGATAAACCCGGCCTGTAGAGCGTTCATGTAACACACCAGAACACCACCGGCGAGACCCACGCGGGCAGAAAGGAGTAGCAGATGAGCCCAGACTTTAAGACCATCACACCACGACGCACACCCACCAGCCGTATCCGCGTGGCCGCCTACTGCCGGGTCTCAACCATGTCGGAGACCCAAGCAGGATCCCTCGCCGCTCAGGTCTCGGCCTACTCCAAGCTCATCTGCTCCAACCCTGCCTGGAAGTTCGCAGGGATCTACACCGACCAAGGCATCTCAGGAACCACCAGCAACAGGCCCGGGTTTGCCGACATGATGGACCACGCCAGAGCCGGCGACTTCCAGATCCTGCTGGTCAAGTCCATCTCCCGCCTAGCGCGCAACACCGTCGACCTGCTCTCATGCGTGCGCGAGCTCGCCACGCTCGGGGTGGCGGTACGGTTCGAGAGAGAAAACATTGACACCTCCAGTGCGGAAGGTGAGCTCATGCTCACCTTGCTGGCTTCGTTCGCACAGGAGGAATCCCGCTCCCTGTCGCAGAACGTGAAGTGGGCGATCCGCAACCGCTACAAGGCCGGTCGCACCAACTCCCACCGCATCTATGGCTACACCTGGGTAGGCGGGAGCCTGCACATCAAGGAGGACGAGGCCCGGGTTGTGCGCCGCGTCTTTGACGAGTACCTGGCCGGGGTGAGCCCCGAGGCTATTGCTGACCGCCTCAACGCTGAGGGGCTGCGCGCACGAGGAGGAGGAAACTTCCTCGGCTCGGTGATCCGCACCTGGCTGGAAAACCCCCGCTACGTGGGCAACGAAATGCTGCAAGCCACCTACACCGACGGCCCGGGAGGAAAGCTCGTCGTCAACGACGGGGCGCTACCCAAGTACTGGGTGGAGGGAGCAAACCCTCCCATCATCGACGAGGCCACCTGGAGGCGGGTCCAAGACGAGCTCGCCCGCAGACGCCAATCCGGTGGCAGGGCTCTAACCCCTAGTGGTGGGACGTGCGCGCTCACCCACCGGGTGGTGTGCAGCCAGTGCGGGCGGCGTTTTCACCGGCGCACAAAAACCCGCAAGCGCATCTCCTACAAGTACTGGTGGTGTGAAACCGCCACAAGGGGGCAGGGCAACCCTTGCCGGGCACCTCAGATCAGGGAAGCCCAGCTCAAGAGCGCCATCACCACCCACCTGGGATTAGGTGAGTGGGATGACCAGCAAGTCCTTGACCGTCTCGAGCAGGTCACCGTCTACCCCAGCGGGAAAGTCACTGTGACGAAACGAGGCGCGCACACCGCCGAGCCCGTGATGGCAGGAGAGGAGTAACCCCATGGCCACCGTCACCACCATCCCGGCGCGGCCCGCCAAGACGCTCACTCCTACGACGGTGCGGGCCCGGCGTAAGGTCGCGGCCTACGCGCGAGTATCCACGGACCTGGAAGAACAACAATCCTCCTATCAGGCACAAATCGACTACTACACCAACTACATCCAAGGCCGGGCCGATTGGGAGTTCGTTGGGATGTATGCCGATGAGGGGATTTCGGGAACCTCAACGAAGCACCGGCAGGGCTTCCAAACCATGATTGCTGACGCTTTGGCCGGCCGTATCGATCTGATCGTGACCAAGAGCGTGTCCCGGTTTGCCCGTAACACCGTCGATTCGCTCACCAGCGTGCGGGCCCTCAAAGAAGCCGGCGTGGAGGTCTACTTTGAGAAAGAAAACATCTGGACCCTGGACTCGAAAGGCGAACTACTCATCACCATCATGAGTAGTCTGGCCCAGGAAGAATCCCGCTCCATCTCTGAGAACGTCACCTGGGGACACCGCAGGCGTTTTGCGGAAGGAAAAGTCATGGTGCCCTACGCCTCCCTGCTGGGCTACAAGAAAGGCGACGACGGGGGCCTGGCTGTTGATGAAGACCAGGCCAGGATCGTGCGACGCATCTACCGTGAATACCTGGCAGGGCATTCACCCAAAACCATCGCCGCACACCTGACCGAAGATGGTATCCCTACGCCCCTGGGGAAGAAGACCTGGAACGTGTCCACCATCAACTCGATCCTGCGCAACGAAAAATACAAGGGCGACGCCCTGCTGCAGAAAACCTTCACCGTGGACTTCCTGACGAAAACCACCAAACGCAACGAAGGAGAGATACCCCAGTACTACGTGACCGGCAACCACGAGGCCATCATTGCCCCAGCCGTATGGGACCAAGTCCAGCACGAACTAGCCAGGCGCCCTGGCAGGTCACGCTCCTTTAGTCACCCGTTCGCCTCGAAAATTGAGTGCGGGTGCTGTGGGGGATGGTACGGGCCGAAAACCTGGCACGCTGGCAGCCGCTACGAGCGGCGCATCTGGCGGTGCAACCGCAAATACGATCCCGCAATCGGCCAGCCATGCGCAACCAAACACGTAACCGAAGACGAGCTGATCGCAGCGTTCGAGCAGGCCACCAGCCAGCTCGCACCACCACCCAGCCTCGAGGTACTCGAAGCCGCCCTCGACCAGCTCGGTAATCCTCACGCCCTCGAGGCCAAGCTCGCCCAGGCGATCATCGCACGCGACGCAGTGGTGGACGAAATCAACGCCCTCATCCGCTCTGCAGCCAACACCGACTTCAACCCTGACGCCTTCGAGGCTGACCATGCACGGCTCGAAGCCGACTACCAGCACCACCTCGACACAGTCGAGTCCCTCGAAAAACAACTACACGAACTCGAGGCCAAACGCGCGGCCATCACCGCGTTCCACCAGTACCGCAGTGAGAACCCTGCAATCAGCTACACGCCTGAAGTCTGGCGAGTCCTCGTCGACCACGCCACCATTCACCCCGACGGCACAATCACCATCACGTTCAACGACGGCACGATGATCTAGATCAGCCGCTTCCCTTACCCCAGGTCCCCGTGGCCTGAGGCTTCATTGTCTTCGCCGACAACCAGCACCAACGCATGCGCCCACCCACACATGAAGATGCACCCACCCGGCTCGATCTTGCACCCACCCGCACCCAGGGATGCACCCACCGAGCCTAGCACTGCACCCACCCCAGGCTTTGTATCCATCGTGACCACCTTTGGTCCAAGAGACGCCCCTGCGGATGCGAATGATCCGAGCGGGCGTTTTTCTTTGCCGCTCCACATTTTCCTTGTCTAGATCATATCTGGCTGATAAATTTTCAATTGGCGGTTGGGTAATTTGCAAAGAGGCGTCGCAATGCTGATCGTGTGCTCGTCGTTGTGGCTCCAAGGGCGACAGGATGACCGGCTATGAATAAGAGATTAGTTTTCTGGCTTCGCATTTCTTTCTGGTCGCCATGAGTGGATCGCTCTTCTTGAGTGCTGCCGCTTTCTTCTGTGTGCAGGATGTAATTTTGAGCTATCCGGCTGATTTGCGGTATCCATTTTTATGGGGGACGGTTGCAGCCCTGTTCGCCCTACTTTTACCGATTATTTTTGCAGAAGTATTTGTGTTCACTCTTGCTGCGAACAGACGGCGGATAAAGACTCTCGAAAAAGTTTGTGAAATGATGTGCTGGCTTGGTGGAATGTGCGGATTTGTTATCCCCTCGGTATTTTGCGTCATGCAAGATGTGGGACACATTGCAATTATTCTCTTCCAGGTCACCGCCGCCTCGATCTTTGTGCTCGCGGCTTTATGTGTCCGGATCTGTCGCCAATCGAACAAGATGGCTCTGCTGACAGTCCAGAATTAGAGCAAGTGGGTGACGCGTGGCTTTCGCGATTTCGTAAGTTTCGCTTTTAAAGCGCTGGATGTTATGGGTGACTGATTGTGAATGTGTCACCTGGTAGGGCTATTGAGGGTGATGAGGCTCTGAGTGGGTCTCGTATGTGTGATGAATGGTTGTTTGTGGGGAAGTAAGTGATGCTTGGAGCTCTAGAATCGCCCCTTTGAGTTCGGCAATTTCTGTACGGAGATGCGCCAACTCTGCTTCGGTAGAGGAGCGTTCC